CCACGCTGCTGGTGGTCCAGCTGCTGAAGCTTCCGATCGATAAGGTCTGGAAGATCCCGACAAGGCTGGTCGCCTACGCGATCGCGCTGGTGGTCATGATCCTGGCTACACACTTCACGGCCGGACTGACACCGCAGAACACGATCCTGGCAGCCGTCAACGCGGTAATAGTTGCATTAGCTGCCATGGGTTCCTATGAGCTGACTTTTGCGAAGCTTAAAAAGTAATAGGCAAAACCATTTACCAAGAGCCCGGAAAGGCCGGGCTCTTTTCCTTTTCTTTTTATAATAAAAAACCGCAACTTCAAGGGGAGCGGCCAGCGCGGACATATGGAAGTGACCGAAATTTTTTTATTTTTCCGCTGCTGAATTGATAACGACGGCAGGCCACCAGGTTCTGACCTATCCCCCGCCCCTCAAAAGGTAAAGCATAAGGGGGACGAACACCGGGAAGGGTCCAAGCGTTTACAGCGTGGGGCAAAAAATAAACCAGGGGGGTCTTCGTCGCACCTAACAGTAAATGATATTTTCTAACAATTTCTAACAGAAAAATAATTTAACTGTTAGGCGGTGCATAAAATAGAAGGAAAAGCGCATTTATTCATCTCTAACAGTTCTAACAGCAAATAATACTATAGGTGGCGTATATTTTTAGACCCAGAAGTGCTGACAGTTCGGGACCAAAAGGCCGCGGGTTCGAATCCCGCCACTTCGACATCACCCCGGAAGCGTTAATCTGTAAGGCTTCCGGGGTGTTTTCTTTTTGCCCGGAATTGTGGAGAAATCTGTGGAAACGGTGGAAAAACTGGGGGAAAAATCGGAACGTAAAAGGCCGGAGCGGTTCTGCGGCAACGGCTCCAGCCTGGGGGAAATGGGGGAAATTATAATAATATAATTACGTTTCTTTTCCCTGGGAAAAAGTGAGCGCGCCCTGGAAGCCTTGAAAATAAAGGCTCTGGGCGCGCTTTTTCTTTTGTCTTCTTCCCTGGTTAACCTGGCAGCTGCTCCCCAGCTGCTGCCGGAGGTGCTTCCGGATCAGCAGCGGGTTCTGCCGGGACGACGGAGCCGGTGGCCAGCAGGAGGCGGTCCATGGTGGCCGCGGCTTCCTGATCCCGGGCGGGCATGGCGTCCGCATAGGCCCGCAGCGTGACGGAGGGATCAGAGTGCCCCATCCGGACGGAGACGGACTGCAGATCCACCCGGTGCTGCAGGAGCATGCTGGCGTGGACGTGGCGCAGGCCGTGGAAGGTCAGGCCCTGGAAGCCGTGATCGTCCGCGAACTTCCTGAACCATTTGCTGGGGGTATCCTTATTTACGCGGGCGCCGTGCCGGCTATGGACGATCCAGAAGGCGCCCTTCCATTTTTCGGGGAGGTCCTGAGCTTCCATGACATCGTCCCACATGGCGTCGCGGAGGATCCGGACCATGGAGGGCGGCAGCGTGATCACGCGATCGCCGGCGTCCGTTTTCGGTTCCGAAATAAAGGCACCGTCCGCGGGGGTGTACTTCAGCGAGCGGTCCACCGTGATGGTGCCGGCATCCCAATCAATGTCCGAATATTTGAGGGCGCCGACCTCGCCCAGGCGGAGACTGCAGAGCATGGCCAGGAGGACGGCCAGCTTCAGCGGGGTCTCCGCTTCCGTGATGATCAGCTGAAGGAGGGCGATCACTTCCGCCTCCGGAAGGGTCGCCTTTTTCTTTTTGCGCCGCTTAGGCCCCTGCACCCGGTCCGCGGGATTATATTCCAGGAGACCGACGCGCACGGCTGCCGCCAGCATCGTCTTGACACAGCCCAGATAGTTCTGGGCCGTCTTCGCGGAGAGCGGCTTCGCGGCCTGGGCGTCGGTGATCAGCTGCTCCCCCTGCCGGCGTGGGCGCTTCAGTTTATCATCCGGCAGGCGGGTGCTCTTCCGTGGTTCCTTCCGGAGATTGTACAGCCAATCCGTCAGGCGGGCAGGCGTCAGATCCGTGAGCGGAAGATCGCCCAGCTGCGGGAGGATCCGGGAGTTTAACAAGTAACGATAGTTTGAGACGGTCACCGGGCTGGCGTCCTGGCTAAGGTGTTTAGTGAGCCAGGCTTCCGACCAGGCGCGCACGGTGGGCACTTCCGCCGGCTCGCCGGCGAGCCTGGCCTCCAGCTTCCGGAGCTCCCGCTCCGCCGCGCGGCGCTGGGCGTCCTCCGGGAGCTCCGGATCCATCCGCAGCGGGATCCGGACCCACTGCCACTCCGTGCCGATCTTGACCTGGGTGCCGATTCGCCAGGAGTTCTTTCCCCTATGTTCAACAGTTCCCAAAAGGCCGCGCCTCCCTTCTTTTTTTGTGCATGATAAAAAAGTGTAGCAGGGTATACCTCTTTTTTTACTGCTAAAGTGTTAGAACGGGGAGCGGACCCGGGGAAAACATAATAAAATCAATGGCTCCGCTCCGCACAGAAGCCCGCCCTGCAGCTGTTAGAAAAGTGTTAGGGCGGGCTCGTTTTTCTGTTAGGCGTCAAAAATCTTCCGATCCGTTAATCGTTTTTGCCAGGATCTGTGGAACCATGACGGAAGAATAAAGTTCATTCACGGAGCCGAAGACGGTGATGACGTCGCCGGGCTGGAAGGGCGGCTGGTCTTTGTGCAGCCGGAAGTGGACGCACAGCTGCGGAGAGCTGGCGCCGATGGGGGCGAGGGCCTTTTCATCTTCCACCAGCAGGATCAGGTTATAGTGATTATTTGCTCCGGCCCAGGCGATGCTGTCAACGGTCCCTTCTATCTCCAGGTAATGGGTGCCGGCGGCCATGCTCTGGGCCGGTGCGTGGTTCTCCAGATACTGCTGGAGCTGGGAAAGGGTGACGAAGGTCTGAGCGGACGCCGCGGAGCAGATCAACAGCGCAGCCAGGAAGAATGATACCAGCTTTTTCATGGGAGCCTCCTGTGATATAATTCCGGCGCACGTGAACAATGGCCGGAACGTTTCGACGGAAAGGAAAACAGAATGAACAGAGAAGAGATCATTCAGCGGGTGCGCCGTCTGGATCGGGAGCAGCTGCTTGCGCTGCTGCGACTTCTTGACCAGCTTGAAGCCCGTCCAGAAAATCAGAAACCCGGGAAAGCGAAGGATCCGGGAGATCCCGGATGCGCGAAATAACCTTAGAGAGCAGCTCGTCGTCTTGCGCGGCGGGCTGCTTTTTTGCTTTTTCCGGGACATCTGAACAGCCCAGCATATAGTCGATCGAAACATTAAATTTTTCGGACAATTCTATTAAGGTCGGGATGGATGGACAGCGCTCGCCGGACTCCCAGTTTGCCACGGAACGCTGGGACATGTTGACGAGTTCGCCGACTTTTTCCTGCGTCATTTTATGCTGTTTCCTAATAGTTACAATTCGCTGAGAGAAATCCACGTCACCACCTCCCCATGCAATCATAGCACAATGAGTGCATACAAAAAATGAAATAAATGCGCTAAAAACTATTGACAGAATAGAACTATTAGCGCTAAAATGGGGCTCCCGGGTGAAAAAGGAGGGCTAAGATGGAGATCATGGTACAGAAACGGAAGGAGAAGAAGCTGACCCAGGCGGAGCTGGCCCAGATGGTGGGCTGCTCACAGCGAGCCATCGCCGGCTATGAGCTGGAGGAAAGAAAACCATCCGTACCAATGGCGCAGCGCATCGGCCAGGCGCTGGGGTTCCCATGGACAGATTTTTTTGAGACGACCGGAAAAAATGAGGAGGGACAGAAAAATGAATTTTAAGAACAGGCGGATGAACGTGGTCCGGGAGATGGCGCTGGATGAGGTGATGAAGCTGATCCCGGACGACGAGTTTGTGATCATCTTCGACGATCTGTCCGGGGTGAAGGGCTACCGGGAAGAGGACGCCCTGTTCAACGGACAGGTGATGGACTGGTTCGCGGACATGGCCATGAGGATCACCACGGAATCACACAAGCGGCGGGTGATCGGAATCCAGACCAGGGAGCTGGAGACCGTGGCCGGTCCGGTGATCATGATCGTGACGGAATTTTGAGAAAAGCGACAACGTGGACGCTTTTGCCAGGGACATAAATGCCCCTGGCAAAAGGACCGAAGAGTGGACAGGAGGCAGAAAGATGGAGAGCAAGAAGCTGCGGGACGTGAAGAAGAACGAGTTCTTCCGGCTGATGGAATCAGAGACCGCGCCGGTCTGGATTAAGACCGGGAGCTGGACGCGGCAGGGCGGAAAGACGAAGTATGAGTGCGACCAGTACGAGGACTGCGGCCGGTCCAATTTCTACAGCGCGGACCGTCTGGTCTATGTTGGCTTTACGTACTGACCAGGACAGGAGGGGTAATGATGTACAAGGGGCTGATTGATACCCTGGCTTTTGCGTACGGGTTTATCTGCAAGGGGCGCGGGAAAGTGCCGGAGGAGGACATGCGCAGCGTGGCCAACGGGGCGCACACTTTGGTGAAGCACGCGCCGGCGGTGCTGGGCGGAGAGGATGAGCAGGCCGACGACCGGGCGGATCTGGCGCTGGCCGGGGAGATGGACAGGCACATCGAGGAGGCCGTGGTCTTCCTGGAGCACCTGGAGATCTGCTGAACAGAAAAGAAAGGACAGGACAGGAACATGGAACGGAAGTACACAATCAGGGTGGAGAGTCACAATCCGGAGTTTGACGTCAGCGAGTGGCCGGGAGAGGGCCTCCAGGCGGACGGGTTCTTCCTGGTGGCCATCCGGGACGGGAAACCGGCCGCGGAGTGCATCAACGGGATGACGACCATGGATCTGGCCCGCTTCTTCATGACAGGATCAGATGTCTGCTCCGTGCTGCGGCAGGCCGCGGCGATCGGGGAAGGCCTGCGGAACGCCGAAGCGATCCGGGATGAAGCGGAAGTGCAGCAGAGAAAGAAAAAGGTCGCCAGGATCATTGCCGAGAAGCTGGGCAGGATCAGCGCAGAAGATCTGCAGTAAGCGGGCGCCGCTGCATTAAGGCGCTGCCGTGACAGGCCATGCAGCGTTTGAGAGGACAGGAAGAAAGGAGGGCCGCGGGATGGATCTGAAGCAGAT